ATGCCTATTGGACGAGTTTCTAGTGCAAGATTGCCTGGACAAATGGGAACCGTGCCTTATGGATATGAAATGAGTGCTTTGGATGTTCTTGCCCCGCCGAAGGGTTTAATGTAATGAATTTAACAACCGTAAAAGATTTTGTTTATTTAGGAATTGTTCTCTTGACCGTTGGTGTGTCATGGGGAATGTTTTCTACAAGACTTGATGCGGTAGAAAAGAAAGCAGATAAAATTGAGCAAATACAAAGTGATATTGCAGTTATTAAAGAAAAGATTTCTAATATGGAAAGACTTCTTCTTCAAGAAAGATAGCCCAGACGAGCACGAAACGAATCTAGGTATAGGCGCCTAAGCGCCCGCCACCATAGAAGCTAAACTTTCACAACGATTTTTTGTTTGTGCATGCCAGCGTGAGTCCTTCATATGCTCCGATGCAGCTTTAAAATCACCTTCTGCCAAACTAGACCACATATTTTTAAACTTGCCTACCCCGTATTCTCCAAGTTGAAACACCATTTCCAATATGACACCATGGACAACTTCTGGCAAAGGATTAGGACAGTTATCACTAATTAAACGATCGGCACCTGCTGCCGCACGATTTAAATCAATATCAAAAAGATCTTCAATCTCTTCTTGTGAAAGTTTTACACCTTCGTAAAAACGCCCTTTTTCATGTTCTTTAACAAGGTGACCAATGCCTACGGTAGCCTTTCCTAACGAGTCCAGGTAAACGGTATCTACGCACCCCTCGTGTTCACGTATACGGTTTTTTAATTCATCCGTTATTTTTATCATTTTGATCCTCTCTAGCATAATACTCTCCTACTAATCTTAACCATGCTTGTTGTGCTCGTAAAAAAGACTCACCCTCTAATACGAATTCTTGATAATATAAATCTCTGGTGCAGAGCATGACGACACCTTTTTGAATCTTTGTTTTATATAATACATCATGTGCCAACGCGTAAGCTGCTAATTGCATGAGATAATCTTGAACCCACTCACGCTTTTTTGGTTTGTTAGATTGTTTAAAATCCATGATAGCAGGTACGCCGTTGTGGATACCCACAAGATCGGTTGTTCCTGCATATAAACGAGGATAATACAAATTAACTTCACATCCCCATACCTCTTGTACTTTATATAAACCTTTCTCAATGACTTGTTCTGCCATCTTTTTTGCCTGTTGTCCAAGCGCTGTTTGATTTTCGTACCCTTCTCCTAATACATACCCCTCTAAATATTGATGCATGTATGTACCAACGGTCGACGCTTCTATTTTAATGCGGTTAGCTTCTTCTTCTCCAACTTTTTTAATCCATTTTTCTAATCCTTTTTTATTAGAAGATGTTTGAAGAATAGTCGTTACAGAAGCAAGAGGTCCTGCTTCTGTGTTATAGACACGAGAACCGTTGACCGAGGATCGTTTTAGATTTTTATAATTATATTTATTAACTACAGTAACCAATTTTTTAATTCCTCTCCTAAAATTTTATTCGATACATTAATTTTACCGCGTAAATTTTTAATAATTTTTTCATCCACTGTTTTTTCACATGTTAAATCAACATACGTACAGGAATTCTTTTGTCCAATTCTATGAGTTCTGTCTTCCGACTGAAGTCTTACTTCTAGATCATAGGTATTACTATAATAAATAATATTATTGCAATTGGCAAAGGTAAGCCCATATCCACCTGTCCTTGGATTTGATACAAAAAACCGTGCATCGCCGTGTGTAAAGGACTCTATTGCTTCTTGTCTATCTTTATCATCCGTCCCGCCATAAAAAGATCGGACAGCATCGGCTCCAAACTTCTGCGATAATGTTTTTGTTATTGTTTCAATATCGTGCACATAGACAGCCCAGATAATTATTTTACCGTCCATCTCATCAATAACATTTAACATTTCATCAATACGATTATTAGGAAGAGGAAAGATCTTTTTCTTATCTCCTTCCTGTTTTGTTAAATGACCGCAGACTATTTGATGAAGGCGTAATAATATGCCAACAGCATTTGTTGCGGTGACCATGCCATTCTCTATTTCAGTCATGGCATATTCTTTCATTTCTTTATAAGCTTTCTCTTGTTCTTTTGTTAATTGAACATTTCTTTTCATATAAATTTTATCAGGGAGATCTAAACAGTCTTTCTTTAGTACACGGTAAGAAAACTTTTGTAGAATACCTGTTAATTCTTCTAGTCGTTGATAACCCATCACATGTCTATATTTGTGTGAACCACCTGCCGCGGTTCTTTCTTGAACCACTGCATATCTATTTTGAAAAGCATAATAGGAATCTTGTTCAAGTAGCCAATCACTCAAGAACTGACACTGACTGTACAAATCCAAAGGACTTTTTGTGACAGGGGAACCTGTTAAAATGCGTCGAACTTTTGCTAAAGGAGCAAGTTTAATAATATTTTTTGTCCGCTGTGCGGTAGCATTTTTTATCGTTGTAGACTCATCCACAGCAAACATACTTTTAGATACATTCAAAAATCGACGTATATATTCTACGCCTTTTTTAGTGCTAAATGCTTCTACGTTAATGACAAGAACACGTAAAAAATCTTGTTCTTGTAAAGCTTCTTTGAGCTCTTCCACTTTCTTTTTTGTGTGATTAGGAGACCACACATAAATTTTATGTTCAACATGATCTGGCATGTGGGTTGGAATTTCTTTTGTTTCCCAATTGCGATAGACACCTTTTGGAGCAACAATAACAGCTGAATTAATAAGGCCGTTGTCATATTGCATAGCAATAGTGTCAATTAGAACTTTAGATTTACCTGTTCCCATCTCCATAAAAAGAGCATATTCACGTCTTTTCCACGACTTTTCCAACGCCGTTTCTTGGTGTTTATAAGGTTTCGTTTTAAATTTATATTTCATATTTCTTTTCTTTCTTGACTTTGTTATAATAATAATTATCTATTTATGCAATAGAAAGATAGGAATATATGAACAGAGTTTTTGTAATTCAAGAGAGACCAGAGAGAAATATTATTTCTGCTCAACAATTTGGTCAACTAACGCCAATTATAAATAGTAGAAAACAAGTGGTTCTGTCTGCAGGTCCAACAATTTCTATTATGAAGAAAGTATTAAAAGATTTTTGTGATGACGATTATTTATTATTGATGGGTGATCCTGCAGCTATAGGTATAGCATGCTCTATTGCTTCTGATATGAATAGGGGTCGTTACAAATTACTTAAATGGGATAAACAAGAAATGATGTATTATCCTATTCAAATTGATCTTTACCAGAAAGGAGAATTAGATGACGGAGACAATATCTATAGATCAAATAGCGAAAGAGACTGATAAAATTATTGAGGACATTGATGACAATCAAGTCAAAGGTGTGTCAAATTTGTGTAATACATTATCTGACACATTATCAAAAATTGATCAGTGTAAAAAATTAAAAGATGATTTGCAAAAGCAAGCGGATAAATTAGCACAAGAGTTAATTCCTCAAGCAATGCAAGAGACAGGGTTAAAGACTTTGGTGCTAGATAATGGTGACAAAGTTGAGGTTAAACCTTTATTAAGAGTTTCTCCTTTAGTTGAGAATAGACCTTTTGTTTATCAATGGCTAAGGGATAATGGTTTTGGAGACCTGGTTAAAAATGAAATCAGTGCCTCGTTTGGACGTAACGAAGATGACATGGCCAATAACTTCAAAGAAGAAGTTAAAAAGCTTGGGTTACTTCCTAAACAGACGGAGAAGGTAGAGCCGTCGACATTAAGAGCGTTCGTCAACGAACAAGTCGTTGTTAACGGGCGGAATGATCTACCACTAGATAAGTTTGGTGCTTACATCGGGCAACAGGCGAAAATAACAAAAGGATAAACATGAACCAAGTAACGAAGAAAAAAGAAACGAGTGCTATAATTGCAGATCTTGTTGGCAATGATGTCAACATGGGATTTGAAAATGTCAGTGGTCAAGAAGATCTAGCGCTGCCGTTTTTAAAAAAACTAGGACAGATGTCTCCAGAACTTAATCAGTCAAATGCTAATTATGTTCAAGGAGCACAAGCTGGTATGATCCTTAATACTGTTACCAAAGAATTATTCGATGGTAGTAAAGGTGTTAAGATTATTCCTTGTTATTACAATAGGGAATATATTGAATGGGCAGAAAGGGGACAAGGCACAGGTGCTCCTGTCACTATCCATCCAAAAGACTCAGATATTATGACCAAAACTGAGTCTCGTATGGGTAAAGAATATTTACCTAACGGAAACTATGTGGAGGATACCCGTTCACATTTTGTGCTTCAACTAGATGACAAATATAATCCAATCTCTGAAGCGCTGCTTGTTATGAAAGGCACGCAACGTAAAAAATCAAAGAATTGGATGTCACAACAAATGATGCAAAAACTTCCTGATGGAAGAAGTATGCCATCGTTTGGAGTCATCTATACATTGAAAACTGTTCAAGAGTCTAACGATAAAGGCACTTGGTATGGTTGGGATGTAACCAAAGATAAGGTTGTTGACTCTAAAGAAACTTTCTTACGTGCTAAAGGCTTTTACGAAAGCATGAAGAAAGGCGAGAAAAAAGTGGACCACGGCTCACAAGACTCTGCTCCTAAAACGGCAGAGACTTCAGACGTACCGTTTTAACTTAACCAGGGGCGCTCTGCGCCCCTTTTTTCTTTTACGGGGTAGAAATGAACGAGAAAGTTAGGAAATTTGCACAAATCTTCGAGGGGTTAGAAGAAGGTTGGGGTCAGTTTATTGCACAAGATACTGACGAAAAAACAGGGAAGCAAAAAGGAAAATATTATATTGGTGACAAACCAATTACAGAAAACAATTTTTTAAATCACTTACAAGGAACAGGTCCTTCTCTTGGTATTGTTCCTATTCGCAAAGATAATACATGTACCTGGGGAGCAATTGATATTGATGAGTACACGGAGAACCGTGTTGAACCAAAAAATTTAATTAAAAAGATTAGAGATTTACAAATGCCTCTTATTCCTTTTCGCTCGAAAAGTGATGGGCATCATTTATATTTATTTGTTA